CCAAAGGGTATTGAATCAACTGCAAACACAGGTGAGTTTTGGTTGAAGAATAATGAGATGGTAAGAATAAATCAACTCGTAGCGGAAACGAATGCAGGAACATCAACTGAAACAGCACCAAAGATGGTATTAGACATTTCACTTGCAACATCAAGTGACAAGTCGGGTGGATACGATTCAACGATTGATACACAAGTGCCTGGTGCATACTTTGCATACCCTCTCAAAACTTATGAAGACCAAGTTCACGATGGAGTGACAACTTTAGAAGCTTTTGATAATTTTGCAAACGTTGTCATTGCACCAGAAGGATTGGAAATCAACTTTGATTGGAAACCTCTTGCAAATAGTTCTGGTGTTGCAACCAACTCAACTCATATCAACGCAGATGGTTCAGTCACAAATTCATCATTCAATCCAGAAGAGGTAACGACACTGAATAAAGCAAACTTTGAAGCACATCTTGCAAATTATACAACAACTACCACAAACGATGTTTTTCTTTCTTCTGACCCAAGTGTAAAGTCAAGTGGTGCAAAAGATGGAACAAATCAATATCTTAGTGTAAATGCAAATCCGTTTTTTCCTGCTGTGAATGGAACACATAAGATAAACACAGATACATCAAATGATTTGACAGGAACACAACCAGGCACGTTGACTGCAAACGATATTTATGCAGGAGGTTTTACAGAAATTCAGGTTGGTGCAACTGAACCATCTGGAAATTTTAGATATCGAATTTGGAACGACATAAAATGGACTTATGGTACGAATCCACACGCAGCTGGTGCATCAAAAACTAATGCCTATAATGTTCCTAGAGCATCAACTGATTTTTTAGATGCATATGATGGTGAGATAGATACTGAATTGAACGCTGTTCAAACCGAATCCGTTGATGGGACAAGCGGTTCAACTTTGATTGGAAACCTCTTGCAAATAGTTCTGGTGTTGCAACTAACTCAACTCATATCAACGCAGATGGTTCAGTCACAAATTCATCGTTCAATCCAGAAGAGGTAACGACGCTGAATAAAGCAAACTTTGAAGCACATCTTGCAAATTATACAACAACTACCACAAACGATGTTTTTCTTTCTTCTGACCCAAGTGTAAAGTCAAGTGGTGCAAAATCGGGAACTTCTTATCTTAGTGTAAATGCAAATCCGTTTTTTCCTGCTGTAAATGGAACACATAAGATAAACACAGATACATCAAATGATTTGACAGGAACGCAACCAGGCACGTTGACTGCAAACGATATTTATGCAGGAGGATTTACAGAAGTTCAAACTGGTGCAACTGAACCAGATGGAAATAATAGATATCGTATTTGGAATGACATAAAATGGACTTACGGAACGAATCCACACGCAACTGGAGCATCACAAACAAGAGCATATAATACACCAAGTAATGATGCATTTTTAGAAGTATATGATGGTGAGATAGATACTGAATTAGAAGCTATTGAAGATCAAGATTCAGTTACCGCAGGATCGATGAGCACTTCTACAGAGGTTAGAGTTTTACCAGAAAGTGATCAAGCATTAACTATATCAGCAGGAACTTATACTGTTTCTTCAGTCAGCGGTGGTATGTTTGTACGAACAGTACATACAGTAGCGGCTAGTGGTACTGGTTTTACTGATACGCCTGGAAGTCCAACTAATCATGTAAATGTTTACAATAGAGTTCAATTTTTGATCAACAAAACCAAATCAACAAATATTGGTGGAACTTCTGGTAACTATACTGTAGGTGATATGGAGACAAATTTTGGATTATTGTATCAACTTTTGAAAAACCTAGAAGAATCATATGGTAAAGATTATGATGATCCATTGGAACCAAGCACGGCGGGATATGCAACTGGTCAAAGTGACGCTAGTTTCAAACAAGAAACTGAAGATTTGAAAACCGCAATGGATGATTTGATAACAGCTCATAATTCACAATTTTCAAGTATTGGAAGTCATAGTTTTGCGTATAGTGGAACAGCTGATAATTCATACACAATACCAACAAGTTATGTTACAAAACTGAACGCCTTTCTTTCTACTGAACTACCATCTTATCGAGATGTAATCAAAAGAAGAATAACAGAAATATCAAATCGTATTGGTTACGTAAATAGTAAAGACGTTGCAGGGGGAGGAACAACATCAAGTCCTGCAAAATCTGTCTCTGGAACAAAACAAGGATTTCAAGGTTATTCATTCAATGGTGGAAACGGATACGCAAACACAATTTATTCACACGCAAACTTTCTTGCAGGAAAGAAGATAAAACTATTTGAGAAAATCATTACTGCAATCAATGATGTTCAAGCACTTTACGATCAAGTAAAATCAAAGAGGTCACAATACTATGAGTACAACCAGTAAGAAAGAAGATACAACAGATTGGAAGAAATGGGGTGACGGAGAGACAAATCCAGACCTCAAGAAGTACATTGAACTGTTGGTTCAATATAATAATCAAACCAAAGAAATCTTAGAGGACACAAAAGAGTGGCTACTTACGAATGGGAATCGGTCACGTTAGGACAGAATCCAGAGATACAGAAAATTGTCTCTGCTGCTGCCAAAGCGTCTGAACTTCTCAATACAAATGTTGGACTTGCAAAAAGTGGATTGCAACTGGCACAGAAGTTTCTTCTTGGTGTTCTCAATCCCAAGATCATACTTCTCAAAGGAATCGCAGATGAAATTGACAATTTTGTTTCTGATTTTCGCAATACTGGTTTTTTCATCTTAGAGGTCACTCCCACAGGAAAAGAGATTATTCCTAAAGATGCAGATGGCAATCCAATCAAACTTCTTCTGTCAGCTCCTGCAATTGCTGCAAATTATACCGCAGCTGCAGCGGCAGGTCAAACCGCAGAGTTTTTACAATGGACTGTAGACACTTTAGGAATTGAGAACTATGAAGTGACAGGCGCTCCAAATGCATCTTATGCTGTCGCAACTGGAAAAGCAATCCCTGCATCTGCAAGGTCTGAAAATGCAAACGATGACACTCTTGCAACTGCTGACCCTCTTTTTGGAATATTCAAGTTTACTCCATCTCAAGTAATTGCACAAACAATTGCAGCCATGGATGACCAGCTGGATGAAAGAAGACCACAATTTTCTACAAGTGCAGAGGTCGGTGCAGTTATGATTATTGTAGCATACAAAGACATGACTACGAATCTTCCCAACATCAAAACAGCGATTGAAGCATTGGTTTCATTTTTTGGTGGAGAGAATGGTCTGTTTACAAAGGGGTTTCAAAAGGTAGGTAATCTGATTGCAGCTGCAACGGGTCAATTAGAAGACCCATCAAAAAATAACGTCACATTAACAATTGAACAGGTGAGTGGTGTCAAGGGAACTGAAGATGACACGATTGAAACAAGTCAAAAAAACTTCAAGGACCAGTTTGAGGTGAATGATTTCGTAATTGGACCAAGAGCAAAGTTTGGTGCAAGAGCGATTGGTTATGTTTCAAAGGTCAACAGCACATCAACTCCAAATACGAATCAAGTTTATCAAACTCAAGAACTTGTCATAACAGGTGCAACTGAATTGGATGCAATTGCATTCCGCAGCCTTGGTGCTGGTGCAACATTGACTTTGGGTAGTTTCAAAGTTGAAGAAAGAAAATACGTTGATGATAATTCAGGTAAACCTATTTCGGGGGGTTTTTACAACGGATATCGTTACTTGCAAGAAATAGAAATAGTAAATGGTGAATGTATTGGTAACACAAAAGTAGAACGAAAAGGAAGTGAACCTCTTCTTACAGTTCTTGATACGGAAAATGTTGCTGAAAATATTGGTGGAAATCAACCTAAATTTGTAAGAAATACAGTTGTTGGTCGGATTCTCACTCCAAAGACACAAAAGGCTCCACCACCTAACTTCAAAGCCGCAAAACTAGAAGATTTGATTGGAGATTTTACGACCTTCTTTTCTGCAATCGATACTCTTTCAAACACACTAAGAAACATTGCAGGAGATTCGTCTACTGCATTGGATGAAATTATAGCGTATCTTGATTCAAAGATTGCAGAGTTGGACGAAATCAATACAGCATTACAAGACATTCTGAAACTTTTTACAGACGGACTTCCCAAGGGCGGTGTTTACGTTCTTACAGTTCCACCAACTGTAGGAGGAAATGACCTAATAAAATCTGCATTGAGTAGTGCATCTAACAGACCACCAGATGATTTGGATTTTGCGGTTGGATTCTTTATGATGGGTGGAGGTCCAAGTATGAAAGTCCTCAATAAACTTCTTAACTCTGCCTAAGCATAATAAATAATAATACTATGGCCCTATCAACAAGAACATACAAAGACCTTGCATTTTCAATGTTTGCAAATCCTATGAACGGAGACATTGGAAAATCTACTGGTGCAACCGCTGTCAAACGTGCAATCGTTGGAATACTCAAGACCAACTTCAACGAAAGAGTTTTTCAACCAGAGTTTGGTTCCAACATTCGTGCTCTTCTTTTTGAACCAATGAATCCAATTACTGAAGAACGTATGAGAACAGAGGTTGAAGAGGCAGTCAAACGACACGAACCAAGAGCACAAGTTATTGGTGTAACAGTAGAAGGACAAGAAGACCAAAATCGTTACGTGGTAAAGGTTCTTTTTAATCTATCAACAGAATCAGAACCACAAGAATTAGAAACCTATTTTGAACGAGTATAATGGCAGAAATCACGAAACTCAATATTACAGAATTAGATTTTGATGCTATTAAGAATAACCTAAAAGATTACTTTGCATCTCAGAGTGAATTTTCTGACCACGACTTTGAGGGATCTGCAATTTCGGTGATGTTGGATATTCTTTCTTACAATACTTATTACAACGCATATTACATGAATATGCTTGCAAGTGAAGCATTTCTTGATTCTGCACAATTGAGAGATTCGGTTGTTGCAAAAGCCTCAATGTTAGGATACACACCAAGGTCTGCGAGAGGTGCAAAAGCAAATGTTGCAATCACAGTCACACCAACTGACTCGCCAGCAACTATTACCATTGACAAGAACACACAATTCACTTCAACTGTCAATGGAACATCGTATGTTTTCTGCACATCTAACTCCCACACAATCACACCTACAGATGGAGTTTATACAGCATCGGGAGTGGAGTTGACACAAGGAGTACCAGTAACATTCAGATACACAGCGAATACTGCAAACACAGAGCAAAAATTTTTACTTCCAAATGAAAACACGGACACAGATTCACTTACAGTAACAATACAAGAATCGGCAACTGATACAAACACGGCAGTTTATACATTAGCAACAGACATAACAACAGTCAACTCCACTTCTAACGTTTATTTCTTGTCAGAAGATACAAGTGGACAATTTGAGGTTGAATTTGGAGATGGTGTTCTGGGAAGAAAACCAATCACAGGAAATATCGTTCTTCTTTCTGGTCTTGTGACAGAGGGTGCAGATGTAAATGGTGCAAACACATTTTCTGCTTCTGGTACAGTCGGTGGATATTCTACTGTTTCAGTTGCAACTTCAAATGCCGCGGCAGGAGGTTTGGACAGAGAAACAGTTGAGAGTATCAAGTTCAACGCACCAAAGAACTTTGAGACACAAAATCGTGCAGTCACAACTGATGACTACAAGTCAATCGTAGAAAGAGAGGTTTCTGGGTTAGATAGTGTTTCAGTTTGGGGTGGACAGGACAATGAAACTCCAGCCTTTGGAAAAGTTTTCATTTCTGCAAAACCATCGGGTGCAACTGCATTATCAACATCACAGATCGCTTTGATAAAATCAGCGGTATCGAGTTATAATGTTATGTCAATTACACCAGAGGTCGTAGACCCAGACATCATTGACTTGATCATGAGCATCACAGTAAAATATGATTCACGACTAACAACATTGTCATCTGGTGCTGTTGCAGAGAAAGTCGTTACTACAATCAACGACTACAGAACGCAGAATTTGTTGAAGTTTGGTTCTATTTTTAGATATTCAACTCTGTCAACAAGAATTGACAATACAGATACCTCAATCATCAACAACTTGACAACGATTACTGCAAAGAAGGGTATAGTTCCTTCAACGACAGCGAACAATACTTACACTATAAGTTTCAACAACCCAATTTACAGTGAGTCAACCACTTTTGAAGGTGCAGTATCATCAACAGCATTCTCTTACACAGATGCAGATGGAACAACTTATAATTCTGCATTTTTTGACGATGTAAATGGAGTGATGAGAATTTACTATTTGTCTGGTTCAACAAAGGTTCTTCTTTCAAACAATGCTGGAACTGTAACTTATTCAAACGGATATATTTCATTGTCATCGTTTAGACCTAATTCATTCACAGGTTCAAAACTTGATTTTACAATCAAACCCTCTGTCAATGATTTGATTCCGATACGAAACCAGTTATTTGACATCGCAAACACGAATATTACTGTTACAATGCAAGATGATGCTGGAACTGGAACAACTGTAACATCTACGAGTGCTACTGGAACTGTTTCGTCTACCACAACTGGAACAACTTCTGGAACAATAAGTACAACTTACTAATAGAGAGTCATGTCTGCAAAAGTCACTGCAAAAGCTGTTTCACAAGTATCGGAACAACTTCCCTCTTTTATAGGTGAGGATTTTCCTCTCTACGAAAAATTTGTCAAAAATTATTTTGATTTTCTTGAGACAATTGTCGTTCCTTATGGAATCGTAACAGGTTATGAAAATGACTACACGTTTACAGTAGGTGAGACAGTCACGGGTCAAACATCTGGTGCAACTGCAATCGTGAAAGGAACTGGTGCTAATTCTGGACTCAACAAACTTTTCTTAGAACCAACGAATACACTTGACTTTGCAGCTGACGAAACAATAATTGGTAGTACGTCCAGTGCATACGGAAGTGTGACATCAGTTACACGAAATCCTGTCAATGCTCTAAAACTCTTTACTTCGTTGATTGACCCTTCTCAAACATCAGAAGGTGTTCTTGAGTTTTTCAAGAAAGAGTTCTACCCTAATATTCGTAAGTCCTCTACAACTGACCTTAGAAAGTTTATACAACATCTCAAGGATTTCTATCGGTCAAAAGGAAGCGAGAATTCCTTTAGAACATTGTTTCGTATTCTTTACGGGCAAGAAAACGTAGATTTTTATTTTCCAAAAACTGACCTTCTCAAAGTATCAGATGGTAAGTGGTCACAAGATGTAGTAGTTCAACTAATCTATGATGCAACTTATCTCTCTTTCAATGGTCTTACGATCACTGGTGTTTCTTCTGGTTCTACAGCATTTGTATCTAATGTTACTGACAGAAAACTTGGAACCATCCCAATCATTGAACTTGTCCTTACAAATACGAGTGGAACTTTTACTCTTGGTGAAACAATTACCGCAACAACGGCCGCAGGAACAGTTATCTCTGCTACAATCACAGGACAGTTGACAGATATTACAATCAATGATGGTGGTGCAGGATACAACAATGATGATGAAATAACAATTACAGATTCGACACTTCAGGGGTTTGGTGCTGCCGCCACAGTTGCAAATACATCTGGCGATGAAGTTACCATTATGACATCTACAAATGATGGTAACGGATATCAAGTAGACGATACGTTCACCTTTGACAACACAGGAACAAACGCAGATGTAACAGCAGAAGCTAAAGTTACGGAACTGAGAGATACTTATGATCTGAGTGTTATTACTACTCAATTATTATCTGCGGTAGAAACCATTTCTTTTAATATAGCGGGTGCATCTACAGCATTACCTTTCAATGTTGCAGTCCAAGCAGGATTTTTGATTGCAAATGATGCTACCTTTGCTAGTGCAACAAAAGTAGGTGAAGTTATCTCTATCACAAACTCCGAAATAACAGTTTATGACCGAGCAAATGAAGCGCCTGGAGCACAATATACTGATTCGGGTCAAACGGCAGCTCTTCCAAAAGCATATACTGCCCTTGCGAATGGTGATTCTCTTTTTCTATTTGATGAAAATGAAACTCCAATCACAGGTGCGTTATCAGTCACGATTGATGATGCTTCATTTACAACTGTGACTTCTGACATATTTCTCAATGCTACAGATTATGGTGCCACTTTCAATACTACTTCAATCGGTTCGACCATTCAAGATGCAATGACATTTGAAACTAAAACCTTTGGAAGAATCAATGCAGTTTCAATTACATCTCATGGAAGTGGTTATGAATCAGTTCCAACTGTAAGTATCACAAATGATTATTACGAAGACCTATTTGAACCAGATACCGATTATGGTGGATTCAAGGGAAAAAATGCAGCCTTTACGATTGGAACACTTGGCGGAGAAATTACTGAAATCACAATTAGTGAGGGTGGTTTTGGTTACATCACAGACCCAACTGTAACTGCATCAACAAACTCTTCATCAACTGGTTCTGTATCAGCAAATCTTTCACCAGTATTGACTGCAACAAGAACAAAAACTGGTGTATTTACAGATGATTCGGGTAAACCAAGTTCACAGAAAATTATTCAAGATAATGATTACTATCAAGATTTTTCTTATGTAATTAAGACCGCAGATTCTATTGATGTATGGAGACAAGACATTCTCAAGTTGTTGCATCCTGCTGGAATGAAGTTGTTTGGTGAGGTTGCAATTGCTTCCTTATTAAATGCAACGATGTTTGATAGGGGTTCCAATAACATCAACTCAATTCTTGATAATGGTCTTACTCAATATCGTGAACTCTCTTTACAGCTGATATCAGAAGTTCTCAATAATCTTTACGTGACTGCTGAAGTTGAACTTGTCAAAGAAGTCCAAATGGATCTCTTTAATCAAACATTAATTCAATCAACTTCAAGTATTATAGAATACATTCGTAAGATACTCTCTTCCTCTGGTTCAGTAGCAGATTTCTTTTCATTGTTGTCAGTAAAAAATGTTTCATCTATTAACAACGACCCATTTCTCTATCTTGAAACTGGTACAGATGATGAAATTGGTGTGTTGTTGAAAGAAGATGGTGATAAACTATTAGCAGAAGAACCAAGGACAACAATATACACAACTGAACCGCATTACTTACACAATGATGACGAAATCTTCTTAGATGATTTTGTGGGTAGCGTCATGCTTCTCAACAGTACAGATGGAACATCAGATGATGGTAGTAGAATTTTGTTGGAAGATGGATTTGCAATTGAGAATGAAAATTCAAATGTAGATACTATAAATGGTAAGTTGTTTTCAGTTCAAGACGTAGACATTGAAAATAGTGGATTGTTGATGGAAGATAATGATAACATCATGCTTGAATCAGAAGACGGATTGATGCTAAGTGAAGACATCGCTAAGTTTACTTTGAAAGACCCTGTTTCAGTCACGGACTATGGTGAACTTGAGTTTGGTACAGATGATGTTGATACAACAAATTTAGACCTTTCATCTAATGGAAAAATGTATCGACCTAGTAAAACAGCTTCATCTGGTTTACCAATACACTTATTAAGTGAAGAATTTGTAGGAGAGTATGTTGATTATGAGATAGACCATTATACTTATCATCATTTTTCAGATGATTTATCCTCAATAAATGCTGGAAACACACTTATCTTCAATGAACGTAGATTAGCGATAGAAGGGAATATATTGTTGGAAGATGGTGATGAATTATTACTTGAGGATGGTGTGCCTCCAAGTTCAGGGTCATATAGTGGAACAACATCTGGATTGGGTAAAGTATTGGGTGATGCAGGAATTGTATTACAAGATTCTGGTGGATACGAAGACATAATTTTGACAGAAGCACAATCAAGAGTTGTGATGGGTTCGTATCTAAAAGACGAAACAGATTTTGGAGAAGACAATATATTACTTGAAGACAACGGAAGAATAGAAATTGAAAATTCTGTATTGCAAAATGGTGTGATGACATTCAATCAACCATTCGACTATAAAGCACAACCACACGAAAATAATAACGGATTTGGGTTCTTCAAACATAGAGTTGACCAAAGAGTTTCCGTATAAATATATCAGAATAAACTTTAGGAGAAAAAAGTGGCCGCATTAGTAACACAAAATTTTAGAGTTCACAACGCAAAACAGTTTCGTGAAATGTTTGACGAAACTGAACTGTTTGGAGGAACTTCAGTAACAGATGCACAAGGATTGTTGAATACAAATGTGTATCTTTTCATCGGCAAATCAGATGCATGGTCTGGTTCTTATAGTGATACAAACGTACCTAACCCTGCAACTGCTACAAATCCTTCTTCGGATACAACAGCGAATACATCTTACACTCATTGGAAGGACATGATTGCGGCCAAGAAGGTTGCTTCCTCTGATGTAAGTCACGTTGTCACAAGACACAATTGGACTTCTGGTAGACATTACTCAATGTATGACCACACAGAGACAATGACAAATCTCCTTGCAGAAAGAACAGGTCAAACAATTAGTACTGGAACTGGAACTTTGTATCCAATGTATGTGATGAACAGTAACTTTAATGTTTACAAATGTCTTTTCAACAACAAGACAGAGGCAGGAGTTCCACAACCATCAACTACAGAACCAACTGCAACAACTACAACCGCAGGAGCACCTGCTGCACTTGCAGATGGATATGTATGGAAGTATATGTACTCCGTGTCTGCATCTGATGCCTTAAAGTTTGTGACATCGGGTTATATTCCTGTCAAACAAATTAGAGATGCAAATGCACTTGGAAACACAGGAACAGCAGGAGGACTTGGTACTTCTGGAACAAAGAATGATGGTTCAGACCAAGCGACAATTGAATTCAATGCAGTAGATGGAGCGTTGGATGTATTCGTCATTTCCAACGATGGTGCAAATTATCATTTTGAAAACAATATCTCAATCGCATCTGGAACAGGGACTTCACTAGTTCTTTCTTCGCCAGGATTGACAACTAATGATTATTATAACAATTCATCAGTATATTTCACTTACTCTGGTTCATCGTATGTAAGAAAAGTTACAGATAGTGCTTATGATTCGGGAACATCACAAATGACACTTACTCTTGATTCTACTTTAGGAGTAACATTATCTGGTTCACTTACTGCAAACGTAGCACCTTTCGCAAGAATTATTGGTGATGGTCACGGACAAGAAATTGTTTTGACTGCAAATAGTTCTGCTGCAAATTCAGTTGGTGGAGTGACAGTCGTAAACTCAGGAAACAGTTTTACTACAGCGACTCTTGACGTTCTACAACAAGGAACAGGTGCAGGAGCAAGTGCAGTCATCACACCTATCATTCCACCAAAGGGTGGTCACGGATATGATCCAGTAACAGAGTTAGGTGGATATTTCATTATGGTCAACTCAAAACTGACTCAAGATGAATCTGGAACTTTTACAACTACAAATGATTTTCGTAAGATCGGATTGTTGACAGATCCAAATTCTGATGGTGCATTTACAAAATATTCTGGTACAACTGCAACTCAAGCAAAAACATTTACTTTCACATCGAACACTGCGGCTATAAGTGGAGACATAACGATTTCACAAAATAGTGTTGGTGCAAATGGTGCAACCGCATACGTTGTTGATGTAAATGCATCTGCAAGTACAATAAGAGTTATTGATGTCACGAATGGTGCAAATGCAAGTGCAGGATATGACGGAAAGCCAGGATCATTTCAATGCACAACTTCTAATGTTGCAAGTGGTTTCACTGGTGTAAGTGCTGCAACAGCGACATTTACTTACACTGGTGGTTCTGCTGTCCTGACCAATGTTGCAAATGGATCAATGCAAATTGGTTCTGGAGATGTAATCTATATTGAGAATCGTGCTCCAGTAGCAAGAGCATCTGACCAAACAGAAGATATTAAACTTATCATAGAATTCTAAAATAAATGGCAAATGTAACTACAGATTTCAACGTAAATCCTTATTATGATGATTTCGATGAGGATAAGGGATTTTTACGAGTTCTTTTCCGCCCAGGATTTGCAGTCCAAGGAAGAGAACTAACACAACTTCAAACCATTCTCCAAAACCAAGTTGCAAGATTTGGAGATCATATGTTCAAGGATGGTTCTAAAGT